CGTTTAACTTGTATAAAAGGTCTACAAGTGGTTTCTTGTATGGCTCTAAAGAGTTTGACGCTTCTACATCAGCAACAGGACTACCTACATTATTTACAGGTATAAAAGAAATTATAGCAGAGCCTTTTGCAGCGACAATAGTAAAACCTATTGCTTCTCAGTTTTCTAATTTTATAATACCTGTAGTATATAAGGGTAATGATGATGGTAGTACAGAAGGCTTTGAAAATTCACCACGTATAGTACACATAAACACAAAGAAAGAATTAGACAATGGTATGACTTACTACATACCTGCACAGAATGGTGGGTCTAGTGAGAATCAGACACACTTTCTACAAGCAAGTCACTTATCAGCAATACCTACACAAGCAACGTCAGGAGCGTTACCAACAACAACAGATATAAACTTTGGAGAGTGTCAGTTGTTTAATCCATTAAACCCTGTAGTAGATAATCTTTATAATACTTATTGGTCACCTTATTATAATGAATTATATAACGCTGATACTAGAATAATGACAATTAAAGTAAATCTAAATGCAGCAGACATAAACACATTTAAGTTTAGTGACAAAGTAATGTTAAAAAATAGAGTATTTAGAGTAAATAGAATAGATTATAAACCAAACGACTTAGCAACAGTTGAATTTATACTTATACCATAATGGAATTTAAAAAAGGATTTAGCGTAAAACCAATAGCAATATCTAGTCAGGGTATTGTACAGTTTACTGATGGTACAAATGGTATTATACCTAATCAAGTACAATGTGAAGCGTATGGTTATTATTACAATACAGATTCTAATACTTGTACAGCATATAAGTTAAAACCATCTGTAAATGTTAATGCTAACAATATAAACAACTTTGTAAAAGGAAAAAACAACTCAACTCAAAAAGGTGTGAATAATACTATAATTATGGGTGAGAATAATATAGTAAAAGGCTCTTCAAGAAATAACTTGCTAATAGGTGATAACAATGAGATAGCAAACAACGTAAACAATGCAACAGTATTAGGTAATTATGGTATAGCAGAAAGAGATGGTGAAGTAGTATTTGGTGGTGGTGGTTTTAATGGAGCAGGTAAAGGATATAATCAAAGTTCAGTAGTAAGTCTATCAGGAACGACTACAGACGCTACACAGACTAATTTAAAGGTCAATAACAGCAGTTCTAATACAATTATAGCAAGAAGTTCTACAAGTTCTTTTCAAGGCTTTGAAGCAAACGTATTAGGAGTTAGAACAGGTGGTACAGCAGGTGGTAGTCCTAATGATAGAATCTTTTTAAGAGCAACAGGTATAGTCTACTTAAAAGTATCTAACGAAAGTGTAGCAACATTAGGTAGTTTTGGAACAGTAACAGGTTGGACAACTGCTTTATTTTTTGACTCTACTAATGATATGCACTTGTCAGTAACAGGAGCAGCAAATATGAATATAAGTTGGAGTGCTACGTTAAATCTTTATGAAATAATAGTATAATGGAAGAAATATTACAATTAATAGAAGGTTATGGTTTACCATTAGTATTACTAATAGGAGCAGTCTACACAATATATAAGTTTATGGTTTTTAGTTTATATGAAGTTAAAAAAGAATTTGGTAAAAGGCACGAAGACAATGCTAAGTCAATGTCAGATTTAAAAGTACAAATAGCAGAATTAAAAGAGAAAATAAATACAATTTTAGAATTTATAAAAAAATAGGTTATGGCAGAAGTATTAACAATGGAAGTAAAGAGCAATGTAGGAAAAGTTGCTAAAGAAACAAAAGAGTGGGGTAAATCTTTAGAAGATGTAAATGAGCAAATAAATTTACAGAATAAAGAAATAATTGCACAAGAAAGGGAATTAATAAAACTTAAAGCACAAAGAGATAAAATAGGAAAAGATGGCTGGTCAGCAGGTTTACCCAAATTAAATAAAAAAATAGCAAGGACAACAGAATTATTGCAATTAGAAAAGAATACTTTAAAAGATCTTACTAACCAACAAAAAGAAGCAACTACAGAAGTTAAAAAATATAATAAAGCACAAAAAGAACAAGAAGATGCAGTAAAAGGTACAATAGGTAATTTTCAAGTTTTTGGTGTTTCTATAAATGGTATTAGAAAAAGTATAAGTCAGATTATACCTTTAATGAGGTTAATGTTTAAAACTATAACTAGAGGTATAATTTCTACAGGTATAGGAGCTTTACTTATTGCTTTTGGAACATTAGTCACCTATGTAAGATCTACAAAAGAAGGAATGGACAAGTTAAATGTAGTATTGGCTAAAGTTGGGGCGTTTTTTACTGTTATAAAAGATAGAATTTCAAGTGTAGGAGAGGCAGTAGGGTTCTTTTTTAGTGGAGAATTTAAAAAAGCAGCAGCATCACTTAAAGAGGCTTTAAAAGATGTAAGAAAAGAAATAAAAGAAGAAACAGCAGCAGCAGTAGAATTAGAAAAAGCAACGCAAAGATTAAGAGATAGACAAAATGAATTTACTATAGAGAAAGTTAAAACAAGAAAAGAAATTGAAAAGGCTAGACTATTAGCAGAAGATGAAACAAAAAGTGCAGAAGAAAGAAGAGAAGCACTAGAAAAGGCTTTAAAATTAGAACAGGAAACATCAAATGAAGAAGTAAGACTTGCTAAAGAAAAAGCAAGAATATTTGAAGAAAATATGAAAATGAGTAAACATACTGCTGCTGAAGAAGAAGAATTAGCAAATCTTAAAGCAGAAATTATAAGAAAAGAAATTGCATCATTAAGGCTTCAGAAAAGAGTAAAGACAGAAATGAATGAAATGGATAATGAAATTGCTAGAAAAAAGAAAGAAGAAGAAGCAGAAGCAGAGAAGAAGAGAAAAGAAGAAGAAAAACAAAGGAAAAAATTTGAAGAAGAAGAATTTGAATCTGCTAAAAAACTAGCATTGAAAAAGAAAAAACTAGAAGAAGAAGTACAAGCCGCAAGATTAAAGGCTATTGATATGGGGTTTTCAGCAGCAGCATCATTAGTTGCTGAAAGTGATGCAGCGTCTAAAGCAGTAGCAGTAGCAAAAACTATTTATAATACTCAACAGGCTATAATGAACGCTATGGCTAATGTACCCGCTCCATTTAATGTAGCACAAGCAGTAGCAACAGGTGTAATGGGCGCAAAAGCAATACAAAATATATTGTCTACAACTCCAGATAGTACAGGTGGTAGTTCAGTACCTACAGCAACGTCACAAACACCTTCTCCACAAATGTTAGGTGGCGCATTTGAATTAAGTAATGGTATGCAGCCTGAACCATTAAAAGCGTTTGTAGTAACTGATGAAATGACTAACAGTCAAAATCAATTAGCAAACATAAGACGTAGAGCAACAATATAAAATCAAATAAATAACAACTAAATATATATATAGATATGCCTTGTAAAAAATGTAAAGATGGAAAAGTAAAATGGGGAAACACAGGAGAGTGTAAGTATGATACTATTGCTGAATGTGAAGAAGCCAACAAAGACTATTATGAGAATCTTAAAGAAACTAAGATTGTAGAACTTGTAATAGAAGACGATAACCAAGAATTAGCAATTGACGCAATTAGTCTTGTAACTGCGCCTGCAATCGAGCAAGACTTTGTATTTTTTGGTAAAGAAAAGAACAATTTAACCTTTGCTAAAGTAGATGAAGAAAAGCGTATGTTAGTTTCTCCCGCTTTGATTCCTAATAAACAAATATTTAGATATGATCCTAATACCGATTCTGACTACTATGTATATTTTAGTCCGGAAACCGTCAGAAGAGCAAGTGAGTTATATTTAAAACACAATAACCATCATAAAGCGACTTACCAACATCAAGACAGAGTGTCAGGAGTTCTAACAGTAGAAAGTTGGATAAAAGAAGGTGATATGGATAAGTCAAAGATGTATGGTTTTGATTTGCCTAATGGTACTTGGTTTGTTAAAATGCGTATAGATAATAATGACTTATGGAACAAGATTAAGGAAGGAGAATTAAAAGGATTATCAATCGAAGGATATTTTACGAACAAGTTTGAGCAAATGCAAGAAAAGAAACCAACAGACTTAGAAATATTGTCTGCTCTTAATGAAATAATAAGAGAAAGCCGAAAATCAAATAAAAACTAAACAACTCTATTATATAATACAACTTAAACAATTAACTATGGATTTAAAAGAACAAATATTAGTAGCACTAGGACTTAACAAAGAAGAAGACGTTAAACTAGGTTATCAAGCAAAGTCTGAAGATGGTACAATTTTTGTATCAACAGCAGAAGAATTAGAAGCAGGCGTAGACATTTCAGTATTAACTGAAGACGGAACTACGATTTTACTACCTGTTGGAACGTACAAGACGGATACAGGTGTAAGTTTCAGAGTAGAAGAAGAAGGAATTGTTGCAGAAGTTATAGAATCAGAAACTGAAGAGGAAGAAACTCCAAAAGAAGAAATGGAGTCTGAAGAATTAGCAGAAGAAGATGACAAAGATGATTATGATGAAGAAGCAGATGTCGCTGATTGGAAAGGAATGGAAAAGCGTATTAAGAACTTAGAAGATGCAGTAGCAGACCTTAAAAGAGACAAAATAGGTGGTGATGATGATGTTGAAGAAATGTCTGAAGAAACTATAGAAGAAGTATCTGACAAACCTAAGTCTATTAAAACAACAGAAGTAGTTGAATTTACAGCAGAAGAAGTAGAAAAGATTAAGGCTGAAAATGAAAAACTAAAAACAGAATTAGCAGAATCACCTGCTGAGTCACCAATAAATACAAATAAATTCAGTTCAGATAAAGTAGGATTATCAAAAAAATCATATAACAAATTATCTAAACGAGAAAGATTTTTGTACAACTTAAATAAATAAATAAATTAATTAATAACTAAAAACAATAAAATTATGGCGTTTAACGTAACATCAAATTTTGCAGGAAAGGCGGCTGGATTCTACATCGCAGCGGCACTTAAAGAAGCAAAAAGTTTAGACTACTTAACTATGATAGAAAATATTAAGTACAAGTCTAATATACAGAGAATGGCGGGGAGTTCGGTAGTAAGGGACGCAGAGTGCGATTTCACAGATCACGGAACACTTGCATTAACCGAAAAAGTATTAGAACCAAAAAATTTACAAATTAACCTAGATTTATGCAAGAAAAATTTACTTTCAAGTTGGGAAGCGTTACAAATGAGAGCAGGAGCAGGCGCTCCACCACCACCATCATTTGAAGATTATGTAATATCTTATATGGGTGAAATTATTGCACAAGCAACTGAAAACTCTATATGGAGTGGTGTTGCAGGTACTAATGGTGAATTTACAGGATTCTTAGGAGCAGCAGTTGGGTACTTATTACCGGGTGTTGATGGTACAGTAATACAATCATCTGCATCAGGCGCGTATACAGCAGCAAACATTATAGCAAACTTACAAACTTTAACTAGTGATATGGCTGCTAATACTCCTGCAATATTAGGTAAAGAAGACTTACACATTTATATGAACAATAAGACTTATGCTATGTATATTTCAGCAGTATCTACATTAGGATATGTAAATGCTTATAATATGAATGGTGACTACGAGCCTGTATTTGAAGGATACAAAATCGCAGTATGTCCGGGAATGGTAGATAACCAAGTTGTTGCAGCAGAGAAGTCTAACGTATTCTTCGGTACTGATCTTTTAAGTGACGCTACTAGAATATCGTTACTAGATATGTCTGCTTTAGACGGAAGCGATAATATTCGTTTAGTAGCAAGATACTCAGGTGGTGTTCAAACAGGAGTAGGAGCAGATATTGTAAGACAATCATAAAATTAATACAAGAAGTAGAGGTGTAAAAGCCTCTACTCCTTTAACCTTTAAAACTTTAAAATATGGCGTGTACAGCATTAACAAAAGGTAGAGGACTTGATTGTAATAGAATATCAGGTGGAATAAAGTTCATATATTTCGCAGTTTATGACCAAGTAACATCAATACCAACAGCGAATGGTGAAATTACTGACTTAGAGATGGGAAGTAATAGTCTTTATAGATATACAATGCCTTTAGGCGTTGCTAGTCTTACCGATACTATTACAGGTTCTAGAGAAAACGGAACGATATTTTATACTCCAACAGTAAACATTATACTTAACAGATTAACAAAAGAAGATCAAAATCAGATAAAATTACTAGGAGCAACAAAAG